TAATCACCGCAATTATTTGATCTTGCGTTGTATAAGGTTGATTGAGTACTGTGTATGATATTGCTTGTGCCATTAGAAATATCTCCGGTCACCATTAAAAAAATCAACGTCAGCAGTCCAATTTTCTTCAAGTTTTGTAGTCGGTCCATTTGGTGCATCCTGATATAAATCATAGAAGTTCATCAATTGTAACGCCTTTGTCCACTCATTTTCACAACGTTTGAGGGCAAACTCATAGTTTTGCACATCCACTTCATTCATGTTAGACACATCAGTGACTAGTGATTCATAGAAAACTTGAATCGCACCGAATGTATCTAACCGAATTAATGTTTGGTCGTTCTTAATAAGTAGACTAGGATTAAAACTTGATATCAATTGTCCATTAGGCAAATTGGCATAATAGTAAGCACCAAGTACTGTATCACAATACTTTTGCCACCAACCGAATTCCAATTTATAAAGCCATTCTTGCGAACCAACTTTAAAATAAGGTTCCCAATCAACGTTAAGAGCCGATGCTCTACGCTCCGCTGCCGGATCGTAAAACTGTATGTCTCTTACTGTTGCGTTTGAGATTCTTTGATAGGGTACTGACATATTATTTTCCTAGACAAATTCAAATTCTTACTGCTGAATATTAATAGCACCACCTCTACGAAGGTCACCAACGCCAGAACCGAAGTATCCAACACCAGTCAACCAGATTTGTAGACCACCAGGTACTTCACCAGTCTTGATCTGTAGTCCTTCTTTCATAACAGTGAACAAAGCACTGTCACCGAAGTAAGCACCAACCAATACTGAGAATGGACCAGAACCCAAGAAAGTACGGCTAGAAGTTTGCAAGAATGTAGTGAACATAACCATACAGCCATATACAGATTCAATACGACCTGTAGATAACAATTCGTTACCCAATGCTGATAGATTACTACCACCAGACTGAGAAACAGCACCACCGGTCAATTCAGCCAATAGACGATTCAATGAAGAACCTACTTGACCTGCAACTGCACCTTCTGCGTCACCATTACTGTCTAAAACAATAACAGGAGTTCCAGGCATACGAGCAACTTTAAAGTTTTGCTTGACTAAACGAATCAAGTCAAGAACGCTTGCTGCGCTGAAACCAGCGGTACCACCTGCTGCGACTGTTACGTTTGTACCAGACTCTGCAAGTTCCATTGCACCTAATTGTAAGACACGTGTGAAACCGTCTGCACTAGTTGCATAGTAAGTATTAGCAGGAGATACTTTGAAACCCGTGAATGCTTCTGTAACACGCTGATCAACCTTTTCAGCAAAAGACTCACCAAGTTCAGCACCTAGCGTTGCTGCTAGTGTGAAAGAAGTAGTCCAGCCGAAAAAAATGTCAAAGGCTGTCTGGGCGACGGCCGGAGTGGCCGTAATTGTACCTTGACCCAATGAAGGATTCTGTACAACTGCATTACCTGTACCATATGTACCACCAGTGCCGTTAGCATTGTAGTCTTGATACGTGATGGGAGCAAAATTCGGAACCAAAAAAGTTTGGCCCTGTGTAGGTGTAACAACGTTAGTAAAGTTAACTAAACCATTTGATTCGTGCATAGCACGTAGTGCGAAGTTGGAGATAGCAGTGGTAAAACCATCACCTTCATTATTTGGACCGCCAAGTACATAAGCCATAATATTTTTCCTTTATATATAAATTTGTTGGCAATTTCTATTTTTATACCATGCTTGTTTCCAATGCTTTATTTGCGCTATTGGTTTTTTACGACCAAGTTGAGCATCTGAAACATTCTTAGCATGTGATTGAATAAACACATTAGATATAGAATACGGTCCAGTATCGTTTATTCGGCTCATACAATATTTACCTTGTCCTGCGCCTCTTAAATGATACTTTCCTGAATTCATCCAAATATTTATCCATTCATCGTAAGAAAGATCAAACAAGATGTTGCGTTGTTTGGCAACTCCTTTATGAGCATGATACTTTCTTTTTGCTAATTTTTCATCAAACACGATATTACCCTCAGAGTACTTTACGACTCGCACTTGATACTGTCGCTGTAACGCCTATACCTTTGAGTCCTGTACCTTTACCTAAACCGTTTTTGTTGGCCCATGCGTTGAACGCTGCTGGGTCACGGCTATAGTCGGGTACTGCCTCATCACTTGCGCCAGTGAAACTACCTTGTCCGGGTCTTAAACCAGATCCAGAATTTAGATTACTCTGTTTGAGTAGTTTAGGATTACCCTGCGCTACTTCATTTACTAAACCCTGAATTGAAAGCGGATTACCATCACTACCATAGCGTTCACGACCTTTACTATCTGTGATTTGATAAGTTCCATCATTATTCCATTGAATATTTGACTTTACTTTGTTCAAAGCATAATCTAGTAAGTCGTTATCAAACTTCTCACCCATGGCTCGCTGGATATCGCCATCTAGTTCCTTCTCACGCAGAGCCTGGTCTTTACGAGCCAAGTCTTGTTGAAGTTTACTAAATTGCTCCTGCAAGTCATTTGCTGTGACCCGATTAGAACGATTCTGATTCTGTTGGTTATCTACTGGCTGTACGTTGCCATCGGATTTTGTTTGCTGAACACTAGTTCTTGCCAAGAAGGCTAACGCTTCTTCTACACTACCAAATTGACTGCCAGAAGCATTGCTTAGTGCATTCAATATGTTTTGTGTGGTGCTCTTGCGAATAGCACCTGGGTCAATCTTTTGCTCATTGCCACCTTCTGCTTGTGGAAGCGACTGGTTTGCGTTTGTCTGGCTATCGTTGCCAACGAATGTATTTTGATCCATGTTAAATTTTTTCTTGCTGTAACGGAGCAACCGAGTTTGTAATGTATTTATTCATCTGTATCAAATTTGTGTTTTATCTTCCAATACTCATTGTATTCAATATGACAGGTGCAACTTGTGCAGCGTAATAAGTCATACCTACGTTAGTTACAGGAGTTCCAGCACCACCTAGTAAACTAGTATTGTCTGGTTGTCCTATACTGTTATCATATTCTGCTTGTTCTTTTCCAGTCTCATCATCTTCTTCACCATACATCTCATGTGCTGGTATCATTGATGGCATTAAATCACGGCTCAATACTGCTTGATCGGTTTCCATCATTAAGTTTCTTAAGTCTGGATCTTGTACTGTTTTAATGTATGCTTGTCTATATTCTGGAATCTCTGTTGCTGGAGCAAGCATGCCAATAATCTCATTAGTAATTAATGATTGAATCATTGGATTGTCACCAACTAATTCTTTTGCTGATCTCATTACAGCCATTCTATAGTTGGTATCATGTGCTTCATAGTCTGTGTTGTAACTTACTTCACCGGCCCAACGCATTTCCATAAATCTTGCGGCAAATGTGAAAATCATTTCTTCTGTGACTTCCATCAATCTTGCTTTAGATTTTGCTGTCCTATGTAATTGCTTACGTTCTTCAATGATAGCAACACCGGAAGCGATTTGGTTCTTGCTTGTACGCAATCCACCTAATCCAGTCAATGCTTCAATTTGTTCTAGTATATCTTGCTGTGATTTGATGATCTTATCAACATCACCTGTATCAACCGGTATCGCTTCAATTTGTCCTTCATTAGCACGAACAATCGCACCAGCGTGTACAGGAACACTTACACCTTTGTCAGCACGAATGATGGTGTGAGCAAATTGCAATGCTGTATACTTTTCGCATTCCATTTTGTAATGTTCTCTTTGTGCATCTACTGCTGAATCAATATCACTGATGCCTAAATCAATTGTACGAGGGTCTCTGCGACCATATGCAATAAACAATGGGATGCTCATACCAGGAGGATAATATCCTTCGCCAATCAATTCTGCTGGCTCATTCATTTGGCCAGGACCTTTGTTAACCTCATAACTTTTCCAGTAACTTGGTGTATTTGCGTCACCCAAATAATAACACTTGATGTAGTAGCAATCTTCATCTTCCATTTCTTTAACTTTAACGCACTTAAGCATTGGTCTGCCACCGTAATAGTC